AAACCAATACCAGGAACAAACTTAAGAACACCCCCAACTACTTTAGTTAACCCACCTAAAGCTCCCTTCAAAGCAGGGTAAGCGTCTGCAAGAGGCTTCATTGCCTTCTTGATCCACCCCAAATGTTTTTCAGGTTGTGGTTTGACTCCAGTAGTAGTCTCCTGGATCGCACCTATCGCATTTTTAAGGTTCTTACCTCCACCTTTTAGATAGTCTACACCTATACCAAAAATCTCTTTACTTTTGTTTCCAACACCATCAAGAAATTTCTTGAGACCAGAAAACATATCACCAGCACCTTCTCCAGCAGCATCAGCTGCTCCCTTAGCGGGTGGGAGTTTAGGAGCATCAGGAGAAGCTCCACTGCCAGGTTTGGCACCACCACTCGTAACACCACCTAGAGCGTCACCGACAGCGTTGAGTCCTCTCTTTCCAGCGTTTGCAACACCACCAAGAGCATCACCCAACATACCTAGGGCTTTCTTTACTATTGGCTTAATGAAATTTACAATCTTACGAACAAAACCCATGATAAAGTTACCAATAGGTCTGAATATTCTTTTTGTTAGTCGAAATAACTGCCTAGGTAACCATGTAACAATACGGAATATCCTACCAGCAATGCGTCTAAAACCTCTCCACATTCCACGGAGAATATTATCCGCAATAGACCATACACCACGAAGATCTGTGAGGGATTTTGGGAACCAATCCTTTAATTCACCTAACCAGTTACCAAACTCCTTAACTTTAGAGATGATAGTTGGGAGGTTCCTGATAGCCCAGGCTGCTGCCAGATTAGCTAGAAGTGCTTTAATTTTATCCCAAAAACCCATAACAGGTTTAAGGGCGGCTGATGCTGCCTTTTTACCTAAACCAGCAAGACCCGCTACCGCAGAGGACATCCCCTCGATTAGTTTCTCTTTACCTAATCTTAGTGCGTTTTCTCTTTCTGCTCTTAGATCTTTTGTTTCTTCCTTCTCTACCTTTGCCTCTGCAGATCTGTTCTCCTGAACAGACTTATAGAGGTTTTGAATACTCTGTGCGTTCTCTTTAACGCTAACATTAACCGCCTGAACGGTGTCCTGTGTATTAGTCTGAAGTGTCTGAACAACAGACGCCATCTTGTTTGCTACAACAATGGCATTCTGTGGTTCTACTCGGGATCTTCTATTTCCACCAGGCGCATTGCCACCACCACCTCCACGACCACGGGAGGCTTGGAACATAGCAATTCTTTGTTCCTTGGATAGGTAAGAACCTGTTTGGGGATCTACACCTGAAGTGGCAGTGGTTAAGCTCATCCTTTCTGCTGTTGTGCTATTCTCTGTTCCTCTTCCTCAATCCAGTTCTTGAGTAGAGTAACATAGATATCCCTCTCCCATGGGATCATGTTTTCAATATCGGAGAGGTTGTACTTGTGGTGTTGCATTAATGCAAAGTTGGTTTTATAGTATGACTCTAGATCCATGTGAGCCATACTTACGCGAAAAAACTACCCAGTCCCTCCAATACTACAGTACTTGTAACTTCAGTTTCAGGGTTAGTCACTTCAATAGTATGTGACAACTTAGGCATTGTAGTGAAGAAAGCTTCTAGTTTAGCGAACTGTTTAGGTTCTAGATCCTCCACCCAATCTGTAAGTTCCTTCAATGAAGAATCACTTCCAGCGAAAGATTCCTCTTCACTATAGATCTGATCGATACACTTGGCGATCATTTCCAAACTCTGTTGTACAGAGATATCATCAACGTCAGCGTTCATGATTTCTTCCATGGTAGGATACTTCATCTTAACTGAGTAACTATCGTCTAATTGGATATTAGCTTCGTGTTTAGGATCAAATACTACCTCAATTTCATCTAAAAAGATAGTAAGAGGAACTGTAGTCTTTTCGTCATCTGGACAAGTAATGATGACATCTACAGATTCACCAACAGATCTTCCTCTAATATTGAGAAAGATATACTCCATGTCAAAGGTTGCTAGTGTATCAACCTTAAAACCACGACTCTGAACGCAAGCACTAATTACTTCTTTAATTGCTTTAGTTATTTCTGACTGAGATCCACTCTCCTGAGCAAGAATTAAGATTTTCTCTTCCTTAACTAGGAAGGGTCTATACTTAATCTTCTTACCAGTTGAGGGTACAACCAATTCATATGTAACTTTAGCAATTTTAGGTAATGCCATGATGTAAGAATAATATAGGAAGGTATGCTGTATTTATCAGGGACTGATTACCCTAACATTTGCAGCACGGAGAGTTTTGGGATTCACAAACTCAGAGTTAAATCCATATGTAGTGAGGTCTCTCATATCACTTAAGAACTGACCAATATAACCTTTCTTTAGTACGTATAATTCCCTCTTGCTCTCATTTAAGTTAGTTTCATATGCGTAGTTGGTAACAAACTCAGTTGGGTTGAGGAATTTATCTTGGTTTCCTACGATAGGATCGGGAATTGTGAAATCTTTATCAACTGTTAGACCCGCTGGTAGAATAATTCTATTCTGTGCATCCTTAACCTCTGTAGTCTGGTAGTACATAATACCATTAAGACCCTCTACACTGCCATACTTCTCCAAACAGAAATCATATAGTTGTTGTGTGGAAAGTGGCCAGTCGTTTGGCATATTAGTGATCTCACCCACTGTACGAACAACCCAGTCTAAACCAGGATCACCATACAACTTTAGAGCAACCTCATCTGGTCTCTCACCATCTTCAATTAGATACTTATTGAATATAGTGAATACATTCTGTAGATCGTCACGAAGTTTGCCCCTAACGAAGATATTCTTCATTAGCAAATAGTCACTCGATCCCACACTATCAGATAGGAAATTCTCGTATTCTATATTTGGTAGTTCTCTGAAGTATGTCATTAGAATCCAACTCCTTCGTTCGGTGAAATGTTGTTGTAATCTTCAGCATATATTGGGTTGAGTTCAGTGAAACTCAAAGCCATTGCCAACTGAACTGGGGTACTATCCTCATATGTGATGTAGTTACCAGTTCTCATGTAATCTACAGTCATCTTTGTGAGAGCACAAGTCTTCATACTATACAAGAAAGGATGTTTAGAAGAACCTCTCTTGAATTGGAGTTCAAATACATCAGGTGCTTTGATGAATAGTCCTCTAGGTCCAGAACCCTCGGCACTACTCTTAGCTGCCATTCTCCTCTTGAAGGTATTGATAATAGCTTTAATTTCGTTAGACTCCGATTCGCTTCTAGGATTCATCACAAAACTAAAATCAAAACTACGAAGTTCTACACCTTTGAATAGAAACTCGCTGTTAGGGTTTAGAACCAAACCTCTCTCCCTAGACAGGAGTGAGGTTGCATCGACGTTTGCACCAAATAGATTAACAGCATTACCTACAAAGTAGTTCTCTAAAGCTGACCTAACTGCTGGATCTTGTGCCGCCTCCATGGCGTTACTTGCTGTTGTTTGTGCCTTCGATAGAGCATCACCAAGTACCTTCGAAGGATCCTTTATAGCAGCATCTAATGTGAATGTATCCAATGTTTGTTTAATATTACCAATAGCAGAAGCAGCTACACTATTGATAGAGTTAGACTCCCAGTTAGTTTGATTGGAGTCTAGGATAGAATCAGGCATGGGCAATAGAATACTACCCTGGATGGATTTCCTTGAGCAGTTTCCTCCACCGTTTCTTGGTTGAATATTAAACATATTACCAGAACTACTGCCACCACTAAATCCAGGTGGATTATATTTAACCACATTAATAGCTAGGTAATCAGAGTCTGACTCAATCCTAGTAAGTGGATATCTTAGTTGTCTTTGAGAAGCCATACTAATATTTATCCTCTATTTAGAATGGTTGAAACAAATCCAGGAGTATCCCAACCAGCATCTACAAATCTCTTGATTGAATTACCAACAAAGTTCTGTTGGTTATTAGAGATACCCAAAAAGGAATCAAAACTTCTTATAGATCCAGCAACATACCTATCATAGGAGAAACTACAAGTTACCCTAGTAATCTCATTATTGGGACCGTATCTAACTGGAACTGAAGATAGGTTAGAAGGAAATAGACCAATAAAACTATACTCCATTACACTTCTATTTTCTTTATCACCCTCAAACTTAAATATACTAGTAGAGTTGGATTTATAACCAGTTCCTGGATCGTTGGGGTATCTTAATCTATAATTATAGTTGTTTCCACCATAGTTATTATTCGAAGTTCCATTTCCACTGACAACATACTCCATCCAGTGTTCCAACATTCTCAGTGTTCTATATCTATTATCACAATAGAATGATAGAGTAATAGGAGTGAATACTCTTGTGTGTGCAAAGTTCTCAACTACTCCGTGGAAGTTAGAACTCTGAACTTGGGATAATGATGATCCTGGTAGGGAAGCTTCATAGCACATCAGACCAGAATTCTCTGCAATAAACTGAGAGGATACACTCCTAGAATTTAGATACCCACTAAGTCCCGAACTAAGACCACCAAATTCTACTTGGTAGAGGTTAGTGCGTGATAGGTTTCCTATTAGAGGACGAACATCTTGTGTGGTTAGTTCTCTTCTCACTCTAAATACTACTAGGGACTATTATTATTTATATGGCAAGTATGAAGGGTATTTATAAACCCTCTAATCCAAAGAAATATATTGGAAATCCCAATCAGATTGTGTATAGATCTGGATGGGAGAGAAAATTTATGGTATATCTCGATAGTAAAGACACTGTAAATCGATGGGGTAGTGAAGAGATTGCCATCAAGTATTGGAACCCTATGA